GCCCCTGCCGGTGCGGTCACCTCGATTACGAAAGACAACGCCTATAACCTGCTCGTCGACCTCAGCGTGAAGCTGAACAAGGCGAATTGCCCAAAGGCCGGACGCGTCGCAGCCGTCCCGCCCGAGTTCGAGGGCTTCATGCTCAAGGACTCCCGCTTCGTGGCGGTGGGCGTCGATGCATCCGATGAGCGCCTGACCGAGGGCACCGTCTACCGTGCGGCCGGTTTCGACATCCTCGTCACGAACAACGCCCCGACTGCCAAGGTCGGCGGCACCGGGAGCGACAAGGACAACGACGTGCCCGTCATCCTCGCGGGTTGCGACCAGTCCGGTACCTACGCCGACCAGATTCTCAAGACCGAGGCCTACCGCCCCGAGAAGGCGTTCAAGGACGCAATCAAGGGCCTGCATGTGTACGGCGCTACCGTCACGCGCCCGGGTTGCGTGGTCGGTGCCAAGGTTTCTTTCTAGGCCCGGTGCCGCCGACCGACAAAACAACACGTGTCGGGAGCGCCGTGGTCGGCGATTCCGTCACCGGGTAACGTCGAGGGGGCTTCGGTCCCCTCTTCTCGTAAGGAGACAATCATGCTCATCACGGAAAACGAGATTTAGCCATGCGGACGCATGTTTTGACGGTCAAAGACCGTGACATATCGACGGACGACCGACTTCTCGTGAGGGGGACCGCCAACGAGGACACGTGCCGCATCGTGCTCGACGAAGAATGGAGCGGGCTCGCCGTGGTTCTCACATTCGAGGGGTCCGGCGAGAAGGTGACCCCGGCGGTAAAAGACGGTGCCTGCATCATACCGTGGGAGGTCATGCAGCAGGCGGGCGAGGTCAAGGCTTACGCGGTCGGTCTTGCCGACGGCACGGTGCTGGCCCACGCCAAGATGAGCGCGCCGTTCGTCGTGGTCGATTCCGATACAGACGACGACGTGAAGCCGTCGGACCCGAGCCTTTCCGAATACCAGCAGGCGCTCGTTGACGTGAAGGACGCGACGGCCAAGGCGCTTTCCTCGCGCATCGTCCATGCGGAGGCGGAGACGCTGGAGCCGGGCAGCGCCGCGACCGCAGCCCTCGTCCCGGAAGACGATGCCCAATGCTTGCGAATCGGCATACCGAAAGGCGAGCGGGGAGATTCGGACTTCGCCGTGTTGGACATAGACGACGACGGGTACCTGAACGCTTACTATACGACTGAAAAGCCGTCCATACGATTCGAGCTGGACGGCAACGATTTGAGGACGGTGTTGGACATTGCCGCAGATTAAGCAGACGCTCGGGCGGGTGCGAATCGACAACAGGGGAGCATGGGAAGCAGGGACGTACGACAGTCTAGACGTCGTGACGCTCGACGGCTCGTCCTACATGTGCGTCAAGGATGGGACCACGACAAAGCCTGACACGCTGGACGGCTGGAAAGTCGTTGCGGCGAAGGGCGACACGGGCGAGAAGGGCGACACGGGCGAGAAGGGCGACACCGGGGCGACCGGACCGCAGGGCCCGCAGGGCCCGCAGGGGCTGCAAGGCGTTCAGGGCCCCAAGGGGGAGCAGGGCCCGCAGGGGCTGCAAGGCGTTCAGGGCCCCAAGGGGGAGCAGGGGCCGAAGGGCGATGCCTTCACGTACGACGACTTCACCGAGGACCAGATAACGGAGTTGAAGCGCCCGGCCACCGAGGCGGCGGCGCTTGCCGATGCGGCGGCGAAGAACGCCAACGATGCCGCCGACACGGCGAACGCGGCGGCGCAGGCCGTGGAGCTTGCGGCGACCGGCCTGTCAGGCACACAGCTCCGTGCGTTGGTCCGCACGGGCGATGCGGCCAAGGTACTGTTCCCCGGCGACATAATCAGCTCGACGTGGACATGGGACGGCACGGTATACCCGATGCGCCTCGCGGTCGGGCACCATTACACGGGGGCTGACGACGACCATCCACTTATGACGTTCGAGGGCGGGCGCACGGGGAACGGCATGGTGCTGCAATTCGTCGACGCGCTGCCAATCGCGTTCGCCTTCGAGCCCAAGCAGGCGTTCTATTGCAACGAAAGCGCACTCGCGGCGGGCACGTACACTTTCGACGTGTCGGTCACGAATACTTGGGGCACCGGGCAGTTCGGCAAGGTCGGCACCTTCCCGTTCACCTTCACGCTCCCGAGCGACGTCCCAGCTGACTCGCAGTGGATGTGGGACGCGGGCTATTCGGCGAATCTCACCCAGGTTCAAATCATGGCACCTTACGACGGGGCGGTCCTCCAGACAATCACCGTGGCTGCGGGCAGCGACGGGACCAAGCTCGGTACAATCTCGGAGATACCGACCGGGCGCTTCAACTCGTGGGTGAGAGGATGCGATGGGACGAACTTCTGGAAGGACTCGGCGGCACGCGCGTGGCTCAATTCCGATTCGGCCGATTGGGACAGCCGCCGCACACTGTTTACCCGCAAGCATCCGATGGCCGGGAAGCCCGGGTTCATCGCTGGTCTTGCGCAGGACCTCAAGGACGTCCTTACGAGCGTTTTGGTCAAGACAGAGTCGCACGCTGCGGACGGCGGCGCGGTGGTCGACACCTACGACCGTGTCTATCTCCCGTCATCGCGCGAGCGGTACTTCGACCAGTATCTTGGACAGACCGACGACGGCTTCAAGGCCGAGGGCGTCCCCTTCGATGTGTGGAAGAAGGTCGCAGCCGAGAACAGCCAATCCGGCGTCATCGCAGGTTGGCGAACGTACTCATGGCTCGTTTCGTATGACCCGAACAAAGTCGCCCGCAACGTGTTCACGCGTTCCGCCGCTTGCGACAACATGAACTCGGGCGGCGGCGTGGGCATAGTCACCACCAGTGGCTACGTCGGCGGCATAGGCGCAGCGAGCGGCTTTTCGTTCCTTCCCGTCCTGCCAATCGGCTAATCTTTTATAATCTTGGAGGGGCCTTGCGCCCCTCCGTCCATCTCTGGAACACGTGAAACGTCACACGACCGGGAATTCGCAGGCGCATAAAATGGAGATGTACTACGCGGGACTTTGGAGATAACGATGGAGATTAGGAAGAATGTTAATCTGGCACGGATGCACGCCGAGGACATGGCGCAGGCCGAGCAGGTGGCGGCGCTCAAGACTCTAGTTCAGGCCGTCGACTTGGCGGACGAGCAGGCTCTTGCCGTGAAGAGCTTCTACCCCGAATGGGAGACGGGGGTCGCGTATGGAGTCGGCGACAGGGCTCTTTTCGATGGAGCGCTCTACAAGTGCCTGCAGGGGCATACGTCGCGGGCGGACTTGGCTCCGCGTGCCGCCGTGTCGCTCTGGGCGGAGGTCTTGGCAGGTCAGGATGGTACCGAGGTCGGTGAGTGGGAGCAGCCGGAATCGACGAACCCTTACATGAAGGGCGACCGCGTGACTCACAACGGCAAGACGTGGGAGTGCTCAATCGACAACAACGTCTGGGAGCCGGGGGTTTACGGATGGGCGGAGGTCTAACGTGCTCGATTACAGGCAATATCTCAGGCGCGGCGGGACGCTGACAGAGACGAAATTTCAGGACGCATACCGGAAAGCCCTCCCCTTGTTTGACGATATCACGCGTTACCGCCGAGAGATGAGCGGTTGGGATGCGCTGGACGAGACGTTCGCGGACGAGGTCGCGGACGCGTTGTTCGAGTTGGTCGAGAGGGTTCCGGCAATCGAGGAGGCCAAGGCGAAGAGAGCCGGGGCGGACGGCATCGCGTCGTTCAACAACGGGGTTACTTCCATGAGCTTCAGAGACGCAGAGTCACCGGAGACCGCAGAGGAGACGCAGGCGAAGCGAGACGTTGCCGCGATGCTTCCGCTTGACCTCGTGGGGCGGTGCGTCGAATGGTGATACCCCATGAGCGAACGGTGACCATCATGTGCCGGGGCGATGGGTCATACGAGCCGCACGCGGTGACGGCGGTTTTCGTCGACGACAAGTCGAAGCAGACCGACACGGTGTCAAGGTTCCCGGACGGTTGGAAGTGTCAAATCGACACGGCGGCGCATCCCGTCACGGTTTCGGTCGGCGATTACGTCGCACCGGGCGAGGTACAGGGCGCAATGACGGCGGCGGAGTGCATCCGCGCCGGGTTTCATCAGGTAACCAGCGTCGTGGAGAGGGAAGCGCCCGTGAAGGGGTTCCCGTATGCGAAGGTGGTGGAGCTGTCGTGATACTTGACCTTGGAGGGGTGAGCACGAAGGTAGACGCTATCTGCTCGAGTCAGGCGGTGGGACAGGCCATGGCAACAAAGGCGCTGGCGGTCGCACAGCAATACGTACCGATGAGGACCGGAGACCTACGCGGGACGGGCAAGGCGGACCCGTTCAAAGTGACGTGGGGGCCTCTCCCGTACGCGCGCAAGGTCTTCTACGGCGTGGGGCTGAACTTCCGCACGCCCGGCACAATGGCCCACTGGGACAACGGCATGAGGAACCATGTCGCGCAGATAGCGGCGGCAGGAGAGGCGGCGCTTAAACGTGGAGCTTAAGGGAAAGCCGAAAGCGGTAAAGGAGTGGGCCCTTTCCTGCCCATCGATTGACGCCCTGAAAGTGAACGCCACTGTGATGGGCGCGGACGAGAAGAGCATCATCTTCCAGACCAACGAGCGGAGCGTGGTCGAGTACATCGACGGCTCCGCAGAACGCGAACTCATGTTCTCGTTGGATTACGTCCTGCCGTGGACGGACGAGGACGATGGGGTCAACGAGGAGGCGCTCGACGCGGTGAACTCGTGGATAGAGTGGGTCAGCGAGGCGTATCCCGACAACGTGCCCGATTTCGGTTCGCGTTGTACAATAATGGCAGTGGAGCCGAACCAGAACATGAGCGAACTCGTCGAGGTGTCGCAGGGTCTGGCGCGCTACCAGCTGTCGGCAGTCATCAGGTACCTAGAAGAGAAAGGCTAGAGCCATGGCAAAGATTACACGCGACCGAATCGTTCCGCTCATCGACACGGCGGGCAAGTGGACGGCGAGCGGGAACGGCACCGGGTCCAAGTGGGTCCCGATTGACCTGTCCACCACTTTCGAGATGGAATACAACGCCAACACCGATACCGTGAGCTATATCTGCTATAAGAACGACTTTGCGACGCATACGGGCTACCAGCCGAGCATGGACCAGGAAATCGCGCTCACCGACGACAACCCGATGTACGAGTTCATCAACGGCCTCCGCCACACCATGCCAGTCGGCGACGACACCACGTTCCCGTGCCTCATCGCCGAGGTCGCGAAGGACGGCAGCGTCACGGGTCAGGTCTGGGCGTCCACGTTGATTACGGTCGACACCCTGAACAGCGTCGACGGTACGCTGTCCTTCCACCTCGACTTCAACGGGGACCCCGTGGACGTTACCGTCACCGGGTTGGGCACGGACTCCATCACGGTCACGAAGAAGGGTTCAAGCAGTTCCCATGCAAGCGGTTCCGGTGCGGACAAGAGCGCATCCGTTAACTAGAGAGGTGAAGACATGGCATCGTTCACAGACGGTCACAAGGTGGCGCACAAGCTTCCGAAGCTGACCCCGGCGCTCAACGCGCGCATCAACGGCATCGGTTCGGCGAAGACCGACGATGAGACGTGCCGCGCAATGTACGACATCATGGTCGACATCATGGGGGATGATGCGGCCGCGCAGGCGTTCGACGGTTCGACGTACGACGCGGTGGACGTCATGGAGGTTGCAACCTGCTTCGCCCGCATGTGCCGCGCGTACCGCCAGCCTTTGGCGGATGAGCAGGCCGCGCAGGCGACCCGGGCGCTCAATCAACTCCCGGTCGACAAGCTGGCATCTCTCAACAGCATCGTCTCTCAGGCGTAGGCATGTACGACATACGGGTAAAGGGACTCCCCACCAGCTTGGAGGTTGGCGGGGAGTCCTTCCCTATCGACACGGACTTCCGCACGTGGATTCGATGGGTCGCACAGGTTCAAAGAGACGACTTCGCCGGATATTACATCTTCACCGGGGCGGTCCCGGAGGGGCTGGATTGGGTGGCGGCGGCGGCGGAGTTCGCCGCGTGCAGGTCGGACACACCGAGGAAGACGGGCGACGACGGGGGGCGTATCTTCGATTACATCGAGGACGGCGGGCGCATCGTCGCGGCGTTCCAACAGGTTTACGGGATAGACCTCACCGACTGCGATATGCATTGGTGGCGGTTCAAGATGTTGCT